CCTGGCTGGATGAGTTCGGCCAGACCGAGGACGCTTACGCTTGGGGTTCGGCCAACGTAGACCGCGACAACAACCGCTATGGCGAAATCCGTGATCTGATCGATCTGCAGGACGGCATTAACCATCGTACGTCCAAGTTCCAACATCTGATCTCGACGCGGCAGACGTTCCGCACGGAGACCGCACTCGGATCTCAGTCGCCCCTGGAAATGCGCCGGCAGTTGGCGCGGCCGGATGGCGACGTTGTGTTGGCGCCTGGCGTAGAGTTCGGCAAGCAGTTCGGCATCATCCCCACCGGGGATATGGCCGACAAGCAGTTCGAGCTGCTGCAACAGCATGAAGCCCGATTCATGATGCAGGGCCCGAATTCGTCGATGCAGGGCAAGGGTGGCGCCGATCAGTCCGGGCGGGCGATCCTTGCCAATCAGCAGGGTGGCTCGATCGAGGCGTCGCCTGTGTACGACGTGCTGCACGAGATGGATCTGCAACTCTACCGGAAGATCTGGAACCGAATTCGGCAGTATTGGACGGCGCAGGACTGGATCCGCGTCACGGACGACATGCAGAACCTGCGCTGGGTCGGCATCAACGTTCCTGTGACTGACCAGATGGGCCAGCCGGTAATTGATCCCCGGACCGGCCAGCCTGCCATGCAGAACCAGCTGTCCCAGATCGATGTGGACATTGAGGTCGATGAGGCGCCGCACGTTGGCACGATGCAGGACGAAGAGTTCGGCAAGATGACAGAGCTTGCCAAGGTCGTGCCGTCGCTTCAACAGCTCCCGGCTCAGGCTTGGCTCGAGATGTCCAATCTTCGCAACAAGGGCAAGATTTCGAAGATCGTCCAGCAAGCCAGCCAGCAGAGCCCGCAGCAGCAACAGGCGCAGCAGATCGCGTTGGCTGGTGAGGCTGCCAAGGTCGAGGAGACCAGGTCAAAGACCGCGCTCAATATGGCGCGGGCTGGGTCCGAGAGCATGCCGGACGGGACTGGAGAGCCGCAGCTGCCGCCAGGCATCGCTGCAGCTCAAGCGGTCGCTGACATCAGGGACAAGAACGCCAGCGCGAACCATAAGGACGCGCAGGCCAAGAAGACGCTTGCCGAGATCGGCTTTGCCATGGCGGACCATGGTCATCGCCTGCGCGAAACGCCGTCTTGGCAGGATCAACAGCGGTTTGACCAGCAGCAGAGCCGAGAGGCCGCAGCTAACCGCCAACCCACTCAGTAAAGCTTACCGCCGCCGGGATACGGGCGATAGCGCCGCCAGCTTCAAGGGCGATGGCCGATGCCGGGCCTAATCGGGCGTCCGCAACTCACAGCGATATCGGAGAAAGTGCCATGCAGGACTTGGATGCAATCATGGACTCGCGTCCGCAAGGAGGCGAGCAGGAGAACGAACCACAGCAGCAGCGTGACGACGGCCGCGATGAGCGGGGACGATTTGCACTAGGGCAGGCGCGTGCGCAGGCCCAGCAGGACGCCCAGCCGCCGCAAGCCGATCAAGCGCAGGTGCAGCAGCAGGCCGATGCCGACAAGCCGCCACCGGGATTCATCCCCCAGCAGGCTTTTGACGCTCGGTTGGCAAAGGCTGAGGAGAAGTTCAACGAGCGCTATTCCGCGCTTGAAGGACAGTATCAACAGCTCATGCGCCAGGTGCAGCAGGTTCAGCAGAGGCCGGCTCAACCAGCCGCTCCGCCGACCCCGCCCCCGGATTTCTTTGAGAACCCGGATGCTGCCTTCGAGGCTCGTTTGCAGAGGGCGTTGTCGCCGCTGACCCAGAACCAGGGCCAGTTGCGAGAGGACTTCTCCCGCATGATGGCGTCTGACAAGTTCGGCGAGGACATCGTCACGAGTGCGATGAACGATCTGACGCAGCGCGTGAACGCAAACCCGCAAGGGATGCAGGCCACGTACATGCGCATCATGAACAATCCGCACCCCTATGGCGAACTCGTCCGCTGGCACAAAGAGCAGTCGGCGCTGAAGACCTACGGCGATGATCCAGAAGCTTGGCGAAACGCCGAGCGGGAACGGATGAAAGCCGAACTCCTCGCAGAAATGCAGGGTGGTCAGCAACAGCAGCCGGCTCAGCAGCAGGCCCAGGCAATGCCTTCGTCCTTTGCGGGCGCCCGTAACAACGGGCCTCGTGCGGCGGTCGCGTTCTCTGGCCCCAAACCACTCTCTGAAATCATGGGCGGGCGGTAGGCGCCGCGCTCTGAGGAGCTAAAATGGCTGAGACTCGCGTTAATGCCAACTTGTCGCCCACGATTTGGGATGACGAGTTCTCGACTGAATTCTTTCAGTCCAATCCGTTCGCGCAGTATGCGGGAACGTCGCCGAACAATATTATCCGCATGAAGGAGGATTTCGCCTCTCGACGCGGAAACGGCATCACCTTCGAGTTCATCACCAACCTGAAGCGTGGCACGATCTACGATCGCCAGCCGCTGCGGGGGCATGAGGACGTGCTCGGCGAATACGGCGACAAGGTCTTCTGGCGCATGCGCAAGAAGGGCATTTCGCTGCACGAGCTTGACGTGGATCTGGCTGCGATCAATCTGCGCGATGCGGCCCGCACCACGCTCAAGACCTGGTCGAACGAGGACGTGAAGTGGGAAACCATTGATCGCCTCGGCGACGTCGGTTCCAACTGCGATGTTCCCTTCGACACCGCAACGGCGACCGACAAGAACAACTGGGTCACCAACAATGCCGATCGCGTCCTGTTCGGCAACGGCACGGCGAACTATTCGACCACGTTCGCGACGGCTGCGGCCAATGTCGATTCGACGAATGACATCTTCACGATGGATTCGGCGATCGATCTGAAGGCCATCGCGCTGGCTGCTAGCCCGCGTATCACCCCGATCGAGGTCAAGGAACGCTCCAACCAGCGTTTCTTCGTGGCCTTCGTTCACCCTCGCATCATGCGCGACTACAAGAAGTCGGTGCGCGTCACTGAGACCCAGGTCTCTGTCGTCAAGCGGAACGAGTCCATCTTCATGGGCGGCGACCGCGAGATGGATGGCGTCATTATCCACGAGGTGGATGACATGCCCGTCTACGCCAACATCGGCGCCGGCGGCACGACCAACGTTTACCCGGTCTATCTCTGCGGCCAGGAAGCGCTCGGTTGGGCCATCAAGTCTCGCTACCGCTCCCGCGAGCAGGAAGACGACTACGGCCAGGTCGAAGGCCTCGGCATGTTCGGCAAGTGGGGCATGAAGAAGCTCTGCTACTCGTCCACCATCGGCGGCACCGACACGACTGTTTACGGCAAGCAGCGTGGCGTCGTGACCGGCTTCTACGCCGCCTCGAACCTGTAAGGAGAACCGAATATGGGTAACTATTGGACCAATCCGGTTCGCCACCCGGAAGATACCGGCATCCAGTTCGTGCGCCGGACCGTGACGTTCAACATGACGGATACGGGCAACCTTGCGATCGGTTCCGGCAACGGCATTCCGATCGGCGCGCTGGAAGCGGGCACCATCCCGCTCTACTGCCACGTCACCATCGAAACCGCGTTCAACGCCGCGACGACCAACGTCTTCGTGGTCGGCACCGTGGACGATGACGACGGCTTTGCTCAGGCTGCCGGTACGCTCTCGGGCGCGACCGGTTTCAAGGGCAATCTCACGGGCGCCCTGACAGGTATCCCTCTTGCTGCGGATAAAACCGTCTTCGTGAAGTACACGCAGACGGGCACCGCAGCGACCACGGGCAAGGCCGAGGTCGTGATGACCTTCGCAGTCAAGCGCGAGAACATCGGAACGGCTTGGCCGAATAACTGATTGGATGAGGGCCGCTGAGGAATTGGCGGCCCTCGTTTTCCTCTCACATAGGAGCCATTGAGATGGCAGAGATCCGAACGACTCCGGCGGCTGATCCCGCCTACAGCCCTGCAGATCCGGACACCCGGCAGCAGCCGAATGACAATCCGCCTGACGGCAAGCTGATGGTGACGTATCATCCCGCTCCGGGTGAGCCCAAGACCGTCGAGGCCTATGGCACGACCTTCAAGGCGGGTGAGGCCAAGGAAATTGCGCCGGAATTCCGCAACAAGGTCCGAGGCAACCAGCATTTCAGCATCGAGGGCGAGCGCACTGCCGGCGATGAGCTGCGCGAGCGCAATCAGGAAGAGCCTGAGGTCGAGGACGAGGACGACAACCTCACGTTTGAGGACAATGTCGTCGCCAATCGAATGGAGGAATACGGCACCTCTGATCCCGTTGCGGCCGATGAAATGCGCCGGCAGGGCGAGACCAGTTTCGACCGCAACCTGACGCCGCGTCGTCGTGGTCGCCCCTCGAAAGATCGCCTCCGGGAAGAAGCCAAGGCTCGCGCTGAAGAGCACGAAGCCGATATGGCCGATATCCGCGCCGAGCAGAACGACGAAGCCAACGCAGAGGCTGAGCGCCAGGCTCAGATCAACGCCGCGCGCGCTGAGCAGCAGCAGAAAGCCCGCTGATGTCCAAGACGCGGGTCGATCTCGGAAACGCAGCGCTTGAGCGATTGAAGAAGCTTGTAGCCGGTGAAACGCCGGATGCGGTGACTGCTCAAGCGATTGATGACCGGATCGACCCGCTCGTGGCCAACCTGAACGCGCGCCAAGTGATGTATTTGGCCGATGCGAATGATATCCCCGACGAAATGTTTGACCCGCTCTCCTTGCGGCTGGCATGGGCTGCTGCAGGGCGTTTCGGCGTGCCGTTGGACCAGCTCGGAGATTGTCAGCCGTCCATCACAGAGGCGGATCTGCGCGCTTTGAGCGGGGTTGGCGCGAACAACGGTGACGTGGTCGAGTTCGAGGATTTCTGAGTGACCGCAGTTCCGTTCCCGCTGATCACAGCGCCCGGGAGGCAGGTCAACACGTCCGGCGGGCGGCTGATCAATGTCGTACTTGAGCGGCTGAGCGATACGGCGGGCCAGAAATACGCTTATTTTCGAGCGCCGGGGCTTCTGGCGTTCGGCACGGCAGGCAATACGAAATTCCGTGGCGCCCTCCTTGTGGGAACGCTTGTCTACGCCGTCTTCGACACGAAGGTCTATACCTTCCCTTCAGCGGGCGGAGCTGGGACTCAGCTTACGGGCTCGGTCAACGGCACGGCGCTCGTGTTCATGGCGCGCGATAACGCCGCGACGCCTCACATCGTTATCGTTTCGCCAGGTGATGGCGCCTTTACGGTCGCGGCCGGCGCTGTTTCTGCATACTCGGACCCAAATATCGGGCAGCCGAACGCCGTAACCTTCCTACGAGGCGCGTTCGTCTTCACGTATGGTGACGGAACCACCAAGAACTCGAACACCAACTCCCTCACGATCAACTCGCTGTCGAATGCGACGGCTGAGAGCAAGCCGGACACGCTCTATTGTCCGGTCCCGCTTGGTAACGGACAAGTGTTGCTGTGTGGGTCGAATTCGATTGAGGTCTGGGGCGGCCAGAACGACACGGGATACCTGTTCAATTATATCGCCACGATCGACCGCGGTTTGGCAGGACCATACTGCATTTGCGGGCATGAGGATGGGTTCGGCAAGGGGCGCTTTCTGATCGGGGATGACAGCGGCGTCCACACGCTGAACGGCTACAGCACAGTCAAGATTTCTCCGGATGATCTGGACGATTTGATCGAGGCCCAGGTCAAGGTAGACCGGACTGCGCTTGTCATCTCGTGCTTTATTGCCCGAGGACATTCTTACGTTGCGGTCCAGTCGCCAACATGGTGCTGGCTCTACGACGTGGGTCTTCAATGCTGGGTCGAGCGGCAGAGCTATCTGCAGCCATATTGGCGGGCGGTCAAGCCGATCAATGCTTTCGGTCTTTGGATCTGTGGGGACAGTTTTGGTGGCAAGCTTCTCACCATCGATGGATTTGCTCAAGACGAGTTGGGTAGTCCGGTTCGGATGAGAATCGAAACAGGGCCGTTCGGTGCGTTCCCGTCGCCGCTCGCTGTTAACTCGCTAGAGCTCTATTTAACAAAAGGTGTTGGCATCGCCACAGGAGCGGACCCGGTACAGACGGACCCGGATATCGAAGTGTCTATTTCGCGAGACGGCGGAAAGAACTGGAGCAATCCGCGAGTGCTTAAAGTCGGGCGGCAGTCCGTGATGACGGGACGCGTTCGGTCCCATCTCTGGGGGCACGCCGACGTGCAAGGCGTCAGGTGGCGTTTTGATTGTTCGAGTAACGTCCCGTTTGGCTTCATGGGGGCCGATATGCAGGCGGATCAGCTCCAGTGAAGACTACTATACCCGCCCAAAGCGAGCCGATCTCGATTGGCGGCGGTCCCGTAAACCCAAACTGGTATCAAGTTCTCAAATATCTGGAGAAGCTCCAGCCGCTGTCTGACGTCGTCTTTCCGTCCGATCCAACCAAGTCTGACGTCACGCGGACGATCAATGCTCAGACGGGAACGAGCTATACTTTCGTGCTGACAGATGCAGGTAAGGCCTGCGAGTTTACGAATGCATCCGCGGTCACGGTGACCGTGCCGCCGAATTCGTCGGTCGCATTCCCGGTCGGGACGCAGATCGATGTGATGCAGGGCGGAGCGGGTAAGGTGACCTTCGCGCAAGGCTCTGGCGTCACGATCAAGTCGTTCGGCAGCAACAAGTCTCTCGCCGGTCAGGAGGTCGGCGGCACGCTGCTGAAGATGGCAACAGACACTTGGCGGCTGATGGGAAATCTCATCCCGTGAGCAGGTTTGGTCCGGGATTTGTATCCGGAAGTGGCGGCAATGACCTGTTTACAAGGTCTCTGCTTCATTTCGACGGCACGAATGGTTCGACGACGATCACGGACACAGCGTTTGGAAAGTCGCCGGTCTTGTCGTGGACGGCAGTTGGATGCTCGCTCAGCACAGGAACCGTGAAGTTCGGGAGCACATCGCTGCTGCTCGCTGCATCTCCGCAGTATGTGACGACGCCGGGAGATGCGGCGTTCAATAATCTAGGCACAACGCC